TCACCATCATGAGAATAGCGTTCATCATGTGCTCCATCATAAGAGTTGGCTGCTGCTTGGGCAAGTCCTTGGATAATTTCAAGTGTTGTTGAACTCATAGTTTAGTTTCCTTTTGTTATGTTTTGTATCTCTTCTTGGACGATTTGCTGAAGCTCTTCGGTTGTTAGGGTGGCATCTTCCTCTAGGCCAAACATTCCTTTAAGTTTGTTCATAAAATCTTCGCTTTTGAGATCAGCACCATCGGGAACAGAGAATGTTTTGTCAGCGGCCACAAACGCAGGGTCTAAGCTGCCTCGTTCTCCATGATCTTCCTCAATGGCATCTAGCTCTTCTTTAATTATTTTTTGAATTTGTGCTTTAGTTATTTTCATTTTTGGGTCTCCATCCTTTTTTCCATCGTTCCTCACGATCTTCAACCCATTGTATGTAACACTTCTCACAACAATCAAACTTGGACATGTAAACGTCATCATTGGAAATCAAAAGAACCATTAACAATGGCAGAGCCATCAACATTCTGTGCTTGAAAGGTTAGTTTTTCATTAGAATATTTAAAAAGTGCCCTTGCACCTTGTACGTTTGAACCAGCTTCCCAAGTAGAGAGAATGTAGTTGTTTGAGGAATCGCTAGTACCAGTGGCCTCATCTCCTTGTATTCTCATCATGATTGTGTATGCACCACCATCTGGTACGGTAACTGAGGCGCTCATAGCTGCTCGGGCTATAAAGTTTAAAGCACTACTTCTTGGGTTTTTGTATTTCACAGAAATATTGTTGGTTATATTTGGGAACTCAACTTTGAGTTCAGTATCAGCCGGTATTGTAGAAGCTGTAATGTAGGGTTTACCAGCAACCTGATAAGACCCTACATTTCTCAATCCCGCTGTATATTTAAAATCACTGCTCATCTCTACTCCGTTATACCACTACCAGTTAGATTAAACATGCGACTAGCTGGAATGTGTGTTAACGAAGCGTATAAAGTGTATGTAGTTCCTGTGGCTGAGCCTGTAAGAAAAACTTCTTTGCACTTCACTTTAAAAGTATGCTGTTCACCAGCGGCAATTTTAAATCTATTGTTTTCTGTGCTTCCTGTGTGGAAGAATACATACAAATCTTGAGAACCATGTCTATTCAAGACAACAAGCTCTTTTGTAACTTCTGGGAAGCTTAAATCTGTCCGAGCAACCGCAGTTGAGCCGGTAGCACAAAATGGCCGACCAGCAACTTGATAGGAACCTACATTATAAAGTCCGACTCCGTATATATTATTAGACATTAAACTCCCCCCAAGCCATCAAAAGAATACATTCTACCAACTGGTATGTTTGTAACCTCAGCAAAAATCTGAACCCCTGTCTGTGATGAGGCAGATATATAAAGGAGTGTACATTTGACATCTAAATCAATTTTCGTATTAGATGGAAGAATCAACTTATTGACAGAAGAACCAGAAAAATAAAGATAAGCATCATTTGATCCGGTATTCTGTACCAATATTCTTTTCGTCACATAAGGAAAGCTAAATTGCTTTTCCTCATCAGTTAACGCAGAGGCGGTCAAATAAGGAGACCCCGCTACTTGATAGGAACCAACGTTCCGTATACCTACACTATAAATGTTATTAGCCATGTTTAATCCAAAATACTAAATAAATAGTTTATTTCCTCTGTTTTGCTAGTTGTTTCTTGTGACGACGTATTGCGCGTGCCTTTGCTCTCCGTTTCTTTTCAGAAGGTTTTGTGAAGTGCCTTCTATCCTTGGCTTCATCAATTATGCCAAGTTTTTTACATTTTTTGATAAATCTCTTGATAACTCTTTCTATGTTATCCTTTCTTCTGACTTTTACTGAATAATTTGTACCCATTATTTACCTGCCATCTTTGACCAAATAGCCGAGGACTTACCCATAACTGTGCTGATGTCAATACCAGCGTCCTTGGGATCCGTGTCTGCTAAGGGTCCGTGTTTTGTTTCTGTTTGAGCAGGTGCAGGAGTAGTTCCTTCAAAAAGATTAATGCCGTTATAGGCATCGGCCCCAACGGCTTCCATTATCTTTTTTCTTTTTTCTTGAAGCCTTTCTCTTGCTTGATCATCTGTTTCATACTGTGGCTTTTGTTTTGTTGGGAACGTTTGTTTGGCCTCTACAATTGGTTGACCCATTCCCTTAACCACTTCCGAAACAACAGAAGAAAGAGCACCTTCCTCAAAAATTACTTCTCGGATACACTCTTTAATCAATGGTTTTAAAACTTGCTTTAATTCTTGCTTATTCATTAGTCCCTCAGAATCTTATTAAATAGGTTATCAATTTGGTTTTCTTTGTTTTCTCTCATCTTGACCTTGAAGGCATCGGAGCCAAACATTTCTTTTTTATCATCCGGATATACAAACGCATTAGGGGTTGACGGTTCTGAGACGATGTCAAAGCAAATTAATTGGAAATCTTCATTAACTGTTATAATTCCATCATATCCTTCGTTTACAGATCCAAGTCCTCGCGAAGAGATACCCAGCTTTACGCCGGCATTAATTAAATCCTTAAGAATACGACCAGAGGGGGTATCAAGAACTTTGATTTTGCCCATTACATCATCACCGTTCCACCAGCACTCTACAATTATGTGTGAAACATTCTTAAGATTAATTACTGAATCTTCTGGGTGGTCCAATTCACCGGTGGCTCTATTGTCGGCCACTACTCTTTGATAGTTTTTAATTTCTTTCTCGAGAACTGGTCTTGGATAGACTCGTCCATTACCATTCTTCTTACCAGCAGTTTGAATGCGACCGGTAAGATAGACGACGCCTTCTTCAACGACTTCTCGTTTTTGTCTTTCGCTAAGCATGTCTAGGCAGCGTCCGTTTGGACATAGCTCAAAAAATTCTGTTAATAATTGTTTACTCATTTAAATCTCCAAATATACGGGCGCTACCCGCTTGAGTCAGCTTCCTGAACAGCAACGACGAACTGGTTGTAACATCCATTTTTTCATCATAACTTACTCCTTTGTGTTGTTGAGCATTCACAAGTTGTTTTGTTTCCTTGAATCTTTAAACCTTCATCGTTAAGTATCATAGATAAAAAATACGAAGTACCCGAAGAAATCCAGCCGCAAACAAACATGTTGCCTATATTATAATCAAATGTAAATAGTTCTGTAAATCCGTTTATGAAGAACAAAAACATCCCAACCCAAAAGCCCATACACATTGAACAATTGGCCATGTATCCAATAAGACCCCACTGATCTCTATTGGGTCTTATCTTTTCAAAGACTTTCGAATAGACCAAAATTTGTGTTAATCCATAAGCTGCCAAGACAAACCAAATTAAATCAGAATTTATTTCAATAAGATTTACAGTCATTAGTATGTAAATCGTCCATAGAAATATGGAGAAAACAATCCTTTTTGATTGATGGAACCTTTTTCGTCTTGATGAGGAACTTCGCCAAGCTCGGTTGAATGCTCTGCATCTGGGTCAAGAAAGGCATCATTCATCATTTCGTCATGCCCCTTTACTGCTTCTGTGTACGGTTTTTCTGCTTGGAGCCATTGGTAGACTTGATAAATTGTCATTTTAATTGGATCACGATCAGAAGAATTTTGTATCTTTCCCTCTAAAGATCCATACACATTGCCTCCTTGTATGGAGTCATATTCTATAATGCCGGCAACTTTCAAATGCTCCATCAGACGAGCTTCTGCTCCGTAGACTATTTCGGACATCAAGTCCTTGGCAAAAGCAACAACTTTTTTCTTATCCTTCATTATAACAATATCGATCTCTTTATGCTCAAAGATCATCAGGTCTCCGTTAAGAGCGCGTCTCATATTCATCTCAAGCTCTATCGTTTCTTTATTTGGATTTACTATTCGCACTCCAACGGTTGGCACAACATCTATGTCGGTAGTTGTATCTATTTCATTTCCAAAGTCTGAGGGTGTTATTGTTATTTTCATTTTTTGATCTCCGCAATCAAATCTTGAATGTAAAACACTTCTTTAACAATCTGTTCTGTTAAGGGAACATTCGCATATGACTCTAGCTTTGTTTTAATTTCCTGAAGTCTGTCCGTATACGGAGAATCTGTTAATGAGTCAATCTCTTCTTTAATTCTTCCCAACTCTTCATTCATAAACGCTTTAAGTCCCAATCCATTATCTGAAAACGATGTAATATAATTGGTCAACAGGCTTCTTTGTTCGTTGCGCAAAGTGTGTTGATACGTTTCATTGAACTTGTTAACAAATGTATTATAAGTGAGCTTATCCAAGTGAAGCATTTTGTCTTCTTTTAGTTCTTTTTCTTCAACCATTACAAGTATTTTCACCTTGTCTTCTAGCATTAGTCTATTCTTAGCAGCAACAGAAGAGGAGTTGAAAAATTGCCCAATTGTCGCAAGATTACGATAGTTCTGCACAAAGTTTCCAAAAACATCAGAACCAAGTGTTTCATTTATTTGTTTAATAAGAATAGTCTGTTGATTGAAGATTTCTTTTCGATCTAACGATTCCCAATCTTTTTTAACTTCAACAATAAATCTTGCAGCAAAATCTGTTTTTAAATTTTTAGTTTCCAAGAGCTGCTTGTAGGTCTGGAGATCGTTATATAGTGGCGTACCTTTTGCAAAGTTCTCTTTAATGATGCTTATTATAGCATCTTTTTTAACCTCATCTTTACGTACAATGGCTCTTGTTGTCTCTTTGATTAGACATTCGTAAAGAAAAGCGGTATTTCTTTTCTTATTGTGTTTCATGTTTTTTGTCCTTGTTAAATAATCCTGCTAACAGAGATTGAACCTCTGCGTTTGTTTTAAATAGCTTCTCTTCATCCAATGCGTCATGTTTTTCTTTTGCCTCAACCATACCCCTTGCAATTGAGTCTAGTCCTCCAAAACCAGTTTTACCAGCCCATGTGGTTCTGTCTGTTCCGGTTTCTGGTGTAGCTAGGCTTTTATAATTTTTAATTCTTCCGCCCTTGTCATAAGAACGTTGATGTCTCTTATAAGGGCCTCTCTTTCCGTCGTCTCTCTTGGCTGCTGGCTCTGCCAAAAGATCCTCATCAGGGGCTTCTTCGGTTTCTGGTGCTTCGAAATCATCAGTTAAATCCCCAAGGTCCTCATCTCCGCCTCGATCTCCGCCCAAATCTCCGAGACCACCAGAATCTTCCGGTGGAGCTTCGCCATTAGCAGCGGATTCAAGCTTAGCAGCATATTTCTTATCAAAATACATTTCTCGTTGGTTTCTAAGGAACTCGTCTTCCGACATTCCCAGAAGGTGTTCTGATACCCATCTTTTTGAGAAATACCCTTCTGTTGCGGAAGCTGCGATGTCAAACCTAGCCTTCCAGTGTTCAATTTCTTGCAACTCAGCAATCTTTGAAGGATTATTTAACTGTAGTTTAAAAGACAGTAAATCATCATCACGATAGCCCAAAGTGTAAAGATGTATTATTCCAACCTTTTCTAGCTCTGAGATGATAACTCTTTGAAGCCTTTGAATGGTTCTGGCGAAGCGAATGTCTTTCTGTGCAAGAGTAGCCTTGTCTTCTGATGCTCCGTCGCCCATGGTAAGGTATGATTGCGGAATTTTAAGTGCTGCGAAGAGTTTGTCTCTAAGATATTTAACATCGTCTATCTGCCCTGTGAACTGGCCACCTGCGAGATTCTGTATGTCCGTCGCAGTTTGTCCTCTTACAGGGATATAGTAATCCTCTTCAATTGACAGAGGGTTGTAACGCAAATCTACCTTACCAGTTGTAGGATCAACCACTTGGTGACGCTTCATTTGGGTCATGACTTTTTGCATGTATTGTTCTACATCTTGTGGGGGTATCCCTCCAACATCGATCTTAAATACACGACGTTCGGGTGCACGAACAATACGATAAGCCATCATTGCATCTTCTAATAGAATCAGTTGTCGATAAATACGCCTAGAAGCCTCTAATACTGAGGTTCCGTACGGAGCATGCTTGTCGTTTCCTAGAATACGAAAGTGTGCGATCTGCCAATTTTCCAAAGTAAGACCGGCTGTATTCCATTGAAATTGAACATAGTTGGCATTGGTTTCGTCCTCGCCTTCAAGTCTCTCTATTTCCTGTGGAGGTAGGCCGATGGCGTTTCTAATACCCAGATTTTCATCAATGTCTAAATAGAGAAAGAAATCTCCATACTTACACATAGTACGCGACCATCCAAATAGATTGTGCTCGATGTTTAAGATATTGTGATAAAGATTTGCAAGTACATGCTTGATTTCTTCATTTGCACACTTAACGCGAAGCATCGGGCGTATTTCCGTATGTGTTGTCATCTCATCTGCGTAGATATCTAGTGATGAAGCAATTTCCGGTACGTATTCCATTTCATCAAAGTCTATGTATCTCTCAGCTCGATTTCTGTTTGAGATCATGTTTAGAGTTATTGAGTTTATGGGGTTGTTTTCCCACTTCTTGAATTGCCGACCAGAGGTGGACTTGAAGTTGCTAGAATACATGTCAAGATGCTTCCGACGTAACTGTCGTCCTGTCTGTGTTCTTCTTTGTGTAATCGGGCCGGAAAATAATCTTGTTAAAGATTTAAAAAGTCCGGATTCCGGATTATAAGGTGATTTTTTGTTTTTGGCCATAAGAGTTCCTTTCCTTTGTAAATAGTTGTATTATAGCATAAAAAGATGCTTTTGTCAACTAGCCTTTAAAAATCCAAGGGAAATCTTTAACGATCTCTATTTCTTTTTCATACTTTTCATCAAAGGTTTCTCTTTTATCATACTCTTTCATTCCTTTGATAGCCGTATTTAATGTTTTTGAAGAGCAATACATAGAGTCAAGCATGGCCTTTTGATATTGAACTTCCTTCTGTGAGACCTCTAAAGCAGTATCTCTAACCCAACAAGCAATTGCCAAAGACATTATTAAATCATCATGATAGCTTCTCATTGCCTGCGGCTTCCCATTATTCCAAATGAATGTCTTAACCTCTGAGAATAGCCTTTGAGACCTCGGTCTTATTAGCTTATTTCTTATGTATTCTTCGAGCTTAGCCACAATAAGAGGTCTTGTTTTTGATGAAGTGGTAAAGCCCATAACCGCTTGGTCGTTGTATTCTCCCTCAACAGGGTCTACATATTTATGTGTCGATTTGATCGAATAATAAAGATTGGGATAATCTAAGTCGCGAAGCTTTTCTAAAACAGAAATACCAATACCAACATTCTCAACAACCAACAAACAAGTGCCGTATTCTCTTCCAGCATCATTCAGAATCCTTGAATAGTGGTCTAAGCTTGGCTTACCCTGATACTCGGCTGCGATTTGCATCGTATCTGTTCTCAACACATGAAAAACAGAAGAGTCAGCACCATCTCCCCGAGCAACATCTGCCACTAAAAGATAAGGCGCTCCTTCTTGATACTTTTCCCAAATCCAAAGGTTACGATCAAAACCAGTTCTATACTGTGGTTCTTCTATAAGATTAATGAGCCATCCAATGTCATCTGGATGAATCACAGTATCACCAGACGTATTGAAATTGCATTCAAGCTCTTGAGCGATCTGTCGTCTGGACATATTCTTTGTTTCTTTGCTGAACCATGCTTGATCTCTCTCCGGATGTACATTCCATGGGAGCTTTACCGGATGAAATTCATTATCACCACTCTCGGCATCAACATAAGTTCTGTGGAACCAGTTTCCAACACCCAGAGGTGTCGACAAGGCAATACAACGACCACCAGTCGACAGAGTGGGATAGAGTCCTGCCCAGAGGTCATCAAGCCCTTCAACGTGTGCTGCCTCGTCTATAATGAGCAAAGATAGAGCTTCCGAACGACCAGCGTCTGCTGATGTTCCCACTGCTTTGATGGTTGAACCATTTGATAATTCAAAAGATGTTCTGTTATCAATGCTGATCTTCGCGACTTGCATCCAAGGCGGGAGGTTCTTCATAACCTGCTTTACTTTTTTAACCAAGTTGGCTGCTGTTGAGAACTTTGTGGCCATTACGAGAATATTCTTCTCTTTGTGAAATAGCATAAACCAAACAGCATAAGCAGCCGAAATCGTTGAGATTCCAAGCTGCCTGCCTTTTAAAATAACATTAAAACGATAATCGTTAAAGTCATTTATTAGATCGTCCTGATACGGGTAAGTATTAAAAGGGATAAGACCCTTAAGTGGGTGTGAAATCCTACAATAATTATTAATAAAATATGTTGGATCTTTTCCCGACTTAACGATCTCTTTTACGATCTCTTGCTTTGTTAACTTAAGAGTCATGTGCCCCTATGCTTAGTACCCTTCGGCGCCCATTACTCTGAACATATCCGCAATCATTGCTCTGAGCATTTCGTCCGGCACATCTGTGTACTTCTCAGAAAGCTGAGCCACAGCCTCTTCAAAGTCAGGAGCATCGGGGTCAGCGCCGATTTCTTCTGGGTCTACGGACGGCTTTTCGTCTCTTGGTTCAATAGCACCCAATGGCCCAATGTCGTATGCTTCGTTTGTAACTGCTTCAAGCTCTTCTTTGATGATTTGCTTAAGTGTTTCTCTTGTTAATTTCATTTCGACTGTCTCCTTATTTACGTGTGTCGTTGCTCGGTCTTTTGTCCGAAAATTGAGATAAAAACTTTCTTGTTGTCTCTCTAGTCTTATCGATAGAAGGTTCCAAAATAGGCAAGGATTCTACACCAGAGATTGTATAATGCTGGTATGCTTGTACGAACGAGCGAACTCGTGATGTTGACTGTACAAGAATCTGTGGTTCGCCTTTTGACTTTAAAGTAACTGATTTACCAGTAATCGCTCTATATTCTTTTTGCAAGAAGTTCTTAATTTCATTAAGTTGTTGTTCCATCATTGATTCGAAGTCATTGGCATAAACCTCGCGAAGTTGAACATCAGCTTGATACTTAATACAAATTGAATCTCCGGAAAAACTCACAGAGAAGCCATCCATAACACGAGAGTCAATAATAGGACAACCCTCTTCTCTTTTAAGACCAACGGCCTTGGCCTCTCCATCTCTTACGAACCTTTCATCGTGGGCTCCATCATATACATTAGCAGCCGCTTGAGCTAATCCTTGAATAATTTCTAGTGTTGTTGAACTCATTTATTTGGTCTCCATCCTTTTTTCCATCGTTCCTCACGATCTTCAACCCATTGTATGTAACACTTCTCACAACAATCAAACTTGGACATGTAAACGTCATCATTGGACTTAAATGAATATGTGTTGCAAACCGGACAGGATCTAGACGATTCTTTATTAAGTAGTTTTTTATTTATAAAAACTCCATTGATTTCCTGCTCTTCGGATTCCAATTCGTTTCTTTCACGGTATAAGTCTTTTAATTGAGCGAGATACTCTCGCTCCTTTTCATCAGTCCATTCTGCTTTTGGATTCTGTATTGTTTCTTCACCGTATTTCTTGGCTATAGCTTGTTCTATCTTTACAATCTTATTAGGATCTTTCTTCACTGCACCGCCTGAGCTATCGCTATCGTAGTAGCTACACCACTAATTAGTCCCAAAGAAAACCAAAATCGCTGTTTTGGAGGAGTTTTTAAGGTTTCTAATTCTTCTATTCTTGTTTTCTGTTCGGTTATTTTTATCTCCAACAGATCAACATTGAACCTGTGGTCGTTCTTTAATCTTCTTATCTCTTCATTCTTTTCCGCTTCTAATAGTGAAAGCTGATACTGGCTTTCAATTTGACACTCTTTTGGGCCATTGACCAGTTGTTCGGTTATTAAATCTATTGCTGCTTCATTCATAAGGCGACCATTAAATGGAGCAACATCCCCTTGGTATAGAAATGTATACTCGGGACTCAATGCAATTGCAACCGATGTTAATAAAATAAAAATCATTTTTTCTCTATCCCTAAATCTCTGAATACTTGGTCGGCATCTATGTCTGTTTCCAAACGAGCCAGATCCTTTTCTCTCTTTTCTTCAATCTTTTTTATATCTTCTTTCGTCTTATTATCAATCTTCTTATCTCGCTTGGCCCTCTCTCTAGCTGCTAGCTCTATCTCTTCCGATTCTTTTTTGTATTGATCTTTTGCTATTGTTGCTTGAGAGAGTAAGGTTGAAGAGTCTCTCTTGCCCAATGCATAGGCCAAACAGAATAAGCCCACAAGAACCAACCAGTTCCAGTGAGCTTTAATCCATGCTTTAGCTTTTGCTAAACTAACCACCATGACGCCACATCTTGGCAAAGTCAACGGCGGTTTGTCCGCCAATATAAATCATTGCAATCATTCCCCAAGTCTCTGGATCTAAATGAGCCGAAGCAAGGAGGCCGGTTGCGCAAATAAAAACAAGAAGCTTACGAGAGATGATTTTCTCCTGTACGATGTCGAGCATACCCTTATTCGGGTTGTTAAGCTGAAGTTCTTTTTGAAAATCAACGTTAGCTAGCTTTTCTTGTCCTTGTTCTATGATATTCTCATTGAGAGATTCAAGTATTTGTTCTTTGTCCATGTTACACCTTTACGTTAGCGTAGCCTCCAACCTTGTCTATATCAATTGT